AAAGATGATGTAGTTGACAGAAACACACCCTGGCTCAGATCAGTCGTGTTGAACGTGATGGCTTTGGCAGTGTTGATGATCGTGGCCGTCTGTGTTGTGGTGTCGTAGAACGATCCGTACCGGCTGCGCTTGAACTCTCGCGGGGCTGGGGTCATCTGCAAACCTTCCACAGCCGCTGTCAGTTGAGCGATTAGGGCCATTGCCTGGTTGACTTTGTTCTCGGCTGACGCGATGCTGACAGACGTTTCTTGCGCCAAGGTTGCAATCTGATCCAGTGCTAGGGTGGTCTTGCCATCAATGATTGCTGCGCTGACTGCTGCATCTTGCGATAGTGCGCTGATTTGCGCTAGTGCGTTATTGGCATTTGCTGCGGCTGTGTCTGCCTGATACTCAAAGTCTGTGCCGACAATGACTTGTAAGGTGTCAACCGTCGAAAACAACAACTCAAACTGTCTGATCTGTTGCTGGTCGGTCAGAAACGCCGCAAGCTGATCGCGCGTGAGATTAAGCCGGCGAGAAATAGGCGCAGTTGCCATCAGTAGGCCAATGCTTCAATCTGCGCTTCCAGGCGCATGAAGGACAGGTGAGCGTCACTATCGCCGCGAAATCGCTGAATGCGCCAGTTCCGCATATGACCCTGCTGGAACCATGCCAGGCGCTTGTTTGAGCCTATCGTGCCGACGCTGATGCTGCGGTCCTGGCTGTAGGCCTTGCCGTCAACGCTGTAGCTGGTGCTGATCTGCGGATTCTTGCCAAGTGCCACCGAGCCGGTGAGACTGACTAACTCCAACTCGTTAAACAATGCCCCGTTGCTTTCGTTGTAAACGATGAGCGTTCCGAATTCCCATCGAACCTGCTGACCCCAATGATGGCCAGTGTCTTGCACAAAGTATCCAATGGTACTGGACTGCGGATCTCCAATCATCCATTTGTCGTAGACCCAAACCATGTTTCTAGCACGGTATTGAGCAAAGCCTGACAAGGTGGTGGTGAGCGTAAACCAGACTTGATCTTCTAGCGCCTGCGATGCCGCTGCGTCATAAACGATAGTGCGGTCTGGCAAATGAACGTACAGGTGCTGATGCGCCTTGTCGTTGCGTGCCTCCAGTTTGACCAGGGCCAGCTGCGCCTCGCTGTAGTTCAGCAACAGGTTGTCAATCTCTTGCGTGCTGATTTTCTGTGTGGTGGCTGCTGCGCCGATGTAGATGCCTGGTGCTTCGTTTCTGCCGCTACCTAAGAATGCAATGCGCTCAATGTAGACGCAACAGGCTTGTGTGCCGACAACGCCTTTTTGTAGTTGTGCGCCATCAATCCGAGCGAATGGGAATAACTCGCCGCCCACGTTGTCGAACACTTCCACGGTGTTTCTGTTCAGCGCATAAATCTCGTTTCGCAGCTTGAGCAAAGCCACTACCGGGTCGGGGTCTACCTCTGAACTGCCGTACTTCAGTGGGTTTACATCAAGCGGGTTAGTCAACTCTGTGACAACCAAGAATTCTCCATCGGTGGTCATGAAGTATCCATCCACCCAAACCACATCAAGTACTGTGCCAAGGTCGGGGTCTGTCACTTGCGTGAGTGTTGTGCCACTCCAGTAATACAGCCGCCCACCGGATGCAATCGCCAGCAAGTCAAAACTGTAATCAAACGTCACCAGTTCTGTTGTCGGCCCACCAACATCACCCAATTCCGTCACTGTGCCTGCGCTGTCGATCTCCACCAGCTTTGTACCCATCACGCGATACAAATTGCCTTGCCAATTGATACCGCCGCGGTCAATGCCTGGGCCTGTGCCGTTGGCCACAAGACCGTCACCAGGGCGAAGGAATCCAGCGCTGATGCCTGATTGCTTTGGCACTGGCACAAAGTTGACGGGATAGCTTGTCCGCAGCTCTGGTGTGCTGTCAGCATAAATGCCGTTCAAAATTGCAATTTGGGTCACTGTTTTTCCTTGCAGTTGTCAAAATGCCAACGCTTCATTGCATTACCGCCATTTTTTTCACAATGTGGGCAAGTAAAAATAGCTTGTGGCCGGCCTTGCATTGATGCGCTTTGTTTTGCACGCTCATCATCACTTCTTTTTTGTCCGGTTCTGCTTTTGTTGCCAATGTGTGCAACACTCATTTTTTGTTTTGTTTCGTTTGAGTGTATGTGCCCCAGTGTGTTCTGCATTCCAAGTCGTGATACAGACATCTTTATTTTTACTTCATCTGTGTGTTTGTATCCGGTAACTGAAGCAGATATTTTTAATCGAGTAGCGAGTGAAATAACTTTGCCACGATGCGCTGCGCCAACTTTTTCACGCCATTCTTTTGTTTTTACCCACCCAGATGTTCCATCGCCACCATCTGTCAGATTGCAAATCCTGGTGCCTATCATGCGAAGTTGCGATATTCGCTCTTGTTCAATTAAAAATGCTAGTTCTTCGTCCAAATCACTAGCTACCATGCGAACGCAGAATCCACCAGCCTTGCGTTCAGTCCGTTGCCAGAATTCATTACGATGATGATGGCTTTTTACTGTGCATCGTTTGCCAGTTCCCTTGCCAACATAAAAAACCGCACCAGTGTCTGAGCGTAAATGCTCATACACATAAAAACGGTTTTCAGTTGGAATTTGCATTACTTCGCCTTGTTTCGTGCGGAGATTTTCTTTGCCTTGGCTTGTGCATCAGCTTTGCTCGATGCGCCCCAGGCCCTCAGACTCAACAGCAGCCGGGTTGGTTCGCCGTCTTTGTACTCAGGGCCAGGATTGCCACCCATACGGGCCAGGAACGACGCCCTGCGCGGATTGTCACCAGACTTGACCGGAGGCTTCAGATTCATGCCTTCGGCCTTTGCAGCGGCTCTACCCTTGGCGTTCAATCCACCTTTAGGATTCTGGCCTTCTTTTCGGGCAAAGGCTGGCGTTTTCATTACGCAGCTACAGCTTTGATAACGGCAAAGTTAAAGACCGGCGTTTCAGTGGTAGTGCCGCCAGTAGTGCGGAATGTGAGATTAAAACTTCCAGCGGCCACTGCTGTCACCATCAAGTCGTACAGATCCGTACCTGACTTTTGGTTGAGGATGATCACATCGGTTGCCGCCACGGTGCTATTGGTCACGGTGAACGTGGTTGCGGTTGTTGTGCCGGCAGCGCTAAACAAGGTGATTGCGCCTGTAGTCTTGTCCAGCGTCACGCCTGTGGTGCGACTTGTGCCTTGGGTAACAACACCGCCTGCGCCTGTTGCATAGCCTACGCCAGCCGTGCCAGATGAAGTGATTGCGGCAGTCGCTGCTAGGCTTGTGCCTGTAGCTACGCCAAGTGCTGGTGTCACCAATGCAGGGCTGGTGAATGTGCCAGTGCTGACGGTTGGGTTTGTGATTGTCGGGGTTGTCAGCGTCGGGCTGGTTGCAAACACCAAAACGCCTGTGCCGGTCTCGTCGGTCATTGCCGCCCGTAGATTGGCGCTTGATGGCACGGCTAAGAACGCTTGGATACCAGCTGCATAAACTGCATCAGCGTTGATCTGATACCAACTGTTTGTCGGCTGATAAAACCTGATTGCTGTTGCTGTGCCTGCACCCAAGAACGACACGCCACCAAAAATCGCTGTTGCACCATTTAGAGCAATCGTCAGCGAGGTGATCTCTTGCGTTGTGGTAATCAGCACCGTAGTGCCATCAGGAACGCCAGTGTTCAACGGCAGAGTGATCGTGCCGGTTGCCAGTGTTCCAGCAGGTTGTAACAGCATCCACTGGTCATTGCTGACAGGGGTTGGAACGGTGATGTTGAAACCAGAGCCAGGCACGTAGAGATTTGTTGACAGCGTTGGCGATGCAAAACTTTGTTGGAAGAACGTCAGCAAGCTGCCGATACTGGTGCGCCTTGCATCCCCATTGTTGGGCGAGTAGACGGGTAACTGATCGCCACTGGAAATCGTGCTGAGAACGGGTAACTGGTTGATCGTTGGCATGACTGTCCTTAGTAATATTCAAGAGGCCCATCAGGGCCAGCAGTAACCGGGTTGGCCGGTGGCCTGATAAACGGATTGTCGTACACCCTCCACGGCTTGTTGCCTGCGCCAGCCGGCATCGTGCCTGGCAGTTGCTGTTCAAGCGGGAATGTGGCGCGTTGCAACAGAATGTCGTAGCCCTGCTTGGCGGTGGTCTTGGTTTCGATCATCACCGTCTTGCCAAAACTCGGAGCCAGCCTGATGCCAAGCGAGCAAATGATTGCTTCGTAAGCCGAATCAGGCACGTTGGTCTCTTCGTCCAGGTCGCTATCCTGGGGGCTGGATGGCAGCGGATAACCTAAGCGAATGCCCTTACCGTTCCAATCGGCCATCATTGCATCAAGTCGGCGCAGGGCTGATTGCAGCTGCTCTGGCTGTAGATCAAAGACGTAAGACGCTAGGCCAATTTCTTCAAAGGCTGCACTTATGAATTGTCGTTTTGTGTAGCCCATTGCAATTCCTCGATGTGTTTCAACAGGGTTGCATCTGACCAGCGCTTGTCAACCTTCAGCCCAATCGTCTCGGCTTGCTGCAACATTTCATCACGGGTCGGGGGGCTGTCATCCTTTGGCGCTTCTTCAACGACATCAATGACCGTGTGACGGACACGGCTGCTCATCGGTGATGGGTGAACTTTCTTGTTCGCCTTGCGCTCTTTGGTCTGTAACTTCTTCAGCTTGCGCTTTTGCAACCGCAACTCTTGCCGGGGGCTGAGAGTCTTGGTCTTGACGATGGCGGCTGATTTGATCATTTCTTCATCGGTGCTTTGCTTGGCTTACCAGCGGCTTTTGCCGACTTGCTTGCCATGCCAAGTGCCATTGCAACAGCCTGCTTTTGGGGCTTGCCTGATTTCATTTCCATTTTGATGTTCTTGGAAACAGTTTTATCTGAATAGCCTTTTTTCATCATTTCAATCTCCGGTAGAACGGGCCAACATCTCTGCTGACCCGTCTGGTTTATCAGCCAATCCGATACACGATGAAGGTATCAGCAGCAGTTTTGCGAAGACGGAAACGTGCGGATGCACCAGACGTTGCAGCAGTTGCAGCAGAGCCAACAATGGTTACACCTGTGTTGACCGTGATAGTCAAAGCAAATGCAGCCAAGGTGATGACGCTAAAGTCAAACGCCTGACCAATCGCCCACTCTGTTGCCAGATCAAGGTTTGCACCTGTTGGCATCTGGATGGAACGGGTTGTCGTAGGCGTTGCAGTGACAATGCCAGTTAGCACATTTGCTGCTGTGGCAATCATTGCGCCGCCATCGGTTACGTCACCAGGTGCGCCCTGAAGTTGCCAATTGCCATCGTCAGAAATGACGGGCGAAACACCCACGGCGTAAAGTGCGCCTGATGCACCGGCCTGGATGGTCACGCTGGTGGCATTGGTGAACGCACCGGACACATAGGTGGTGTTGTCGACTACTTGCAGCAGATCCTGTGACTCTGGGAAATTGGGGTAACCAACTTCTTGGAACACGGATGCCGATGAGTAGGCTTGAACGGCGATTTTCTCGCCGGCTGGCACGGTTACGGTAACAGTACCTTGTGCAAAAACTACGTTGTAACTCATGATTTTTCCTTAAGGAGTTTGGTTGAACAACAGGATGCCGGACATCTCAGGCTGCTTATTGACCACGCCGAAAAGGGTATCCAAACGATACTTGGTCTTCATCGTGTTCACGTCGTACTGCTTCTGCATGACCACCTCGATGCCCTGGTCTGTAGATGCACGCATCACTGCGACACCAGCGTCGGAAGGCACAGCGTAACGGCCTGGCAGGATCTCCAGCGCATCTTTTTGCCAGAAGCAGTTAATTGGTGCGTCATCCACGTTAAGGCGGTTCACAGTGCGACCAGCGGCTGCTGTCACGATGCAGTTTTGATACTGCAACTCGGCATCAGTCCCGCCTTGGGCAGAAATGATTGGAGGTGTGATCACACAAGTAGTCGCAGACGACACGCTCACAACACGGAAGGTTTTGGAAAACCCAGTACCTTGCTTGGTGATGTGATGCACGGCTTCAACGCCTTGGATCTCGATGGCAGTGCCGGCTGGAAGGTCGGTGGTGCTGGACACAGTGATCGTCTGGAAACGATTGTCCACGTTCTGCGTTTCGCCGGTCACTGCGGTCTGTGTTGCCACAGGCACGTAGTAGTTGTTTGCAGCAGCCAGGGTACTCATCGTTGGATCTGCACCAGTAGCCGCCAAAATGCGGTTGGAGTAGTCCAGCTTGTAGGTCTCAAAGCCTGCAACCATGCCGACATACGAACGCTCGAAAGCGTTGTTCGACTTGTTACCGCTAAAACTACGCGATGCACCACCACCAGTAGCGCCGCCAGCGATGTTGCCGGCAATGCCGTTGTAATCGCGGCTGCACAGTGCCAAGTAACGGTCAAAGGCTTGGACACCCTGCTCGTTCATGATCGAGTCGCACAGAGCGATATCGTCGTAGTCGCCGGCAGCGGTGCTGACAGTGACCACCAGCGAACCGAGATTGGCTGCGCTGTTCATGATGGCGATGTTGATGTCGGAGGCCAGTTTCTGCTTGGCAGCATCACCGAGGCGACCTTCTTGCAGGGCATCACGCAGTTCAAGCGCGTCCAGGATGAACGGCACAGACTTCTGGAAGCCGAGCGTTGCAGGGACGGACAGCTGTGTGTAAGCCGTGAAGTTGTTGGTCTGATCCATGCCATCGAACGATTGCGCGATGTAGGGCTGGGGACGATAGATGACGTTGTTAGTTCGTTCCATCATCGAGCCGTCAGTGTTGTAAACGGACACGTTGCGGGACAAAACTAGAGCATCGTTGAATCCTTCGAGGATATCCTCGAACGCTACGCGCTCCTCTTTGCTGAATGAATTTGCCATTTGTAAAGCTCCATTGGTTGAATAAAAAACACGGCATTACTGCCAATTTCCTTACTCACCAATGGGCTGGCGGGGGCCATTCACTGCTATTTATGTGGGCTAGCGATACCCGTTTGGCGACATTATGCCTTTTTCTGGCGTTTGTACGCAATCACTTTCGTCATATTACCAGTCCTGGCTGCTTCTTCCCGCAGTCGATCAAGCGTTGAATCTACTGCGCCAGAGTTTCGGGCAGTGCCTGAAACAACGCGCTCCGGTGGTGGTGCTGTTTTGCGATTGGTAACTTTCATGTCTTTCTCCAGTTTTGCTACGGCAAAGGCAAACTTCACCGGGTCTTTGATTGCTGCCAGTTCTTTGGCCTTTGTGGGGTTCCTGCCGAGCGCATAGACCACCAGGGCAGGGTTATCAGCACCTTGCAGCATTACGCCTTGCTGAGTGACTGAAAACAGTTCCTGCGCTACTGCCTCGGCATCCTCAAAGTCTTTCACGCGCAGTTCAGCTTTGGCCTTGGTGTAGCTGTCCAGCTTTGACTGCCAGGCACGATTCTGGTTTTGCACCTCGGCGTCTTGCTTTGCTTGCTGTTCATCAGTTTGCCGTTTGCGGTCATACCAGCTTTCCAACGATTGCTCAAACTTTTCGGCGTCGTAGTCGTGGTCTTCCAGTGTTGGTTTTTTGCCAAGCTGGACAACCTGTTGAACTGGTGCTGTTTGTTGCAGCCGTCCTTGCAGTTCTTGATTCTGCCGCTTCAGTTCACGATTGGTTTTGCGGAGTTCACGCACCCACTCAGGCGCATGGGCCGGTTCCTCTTGCTGCTGCGGTTCTTCCTCGCCAATGCTGACCACAACCTCGTCGGGTTCCTCGGCTGGTTCTGCCTCGGCCGGCGCGTCTTCAATGATCAAGTCTTCTTCGTTTTCCATTGTCTTCCTTTCAACTCACCCAAATTCGGCTGGGTGGATGCCGTTAATGGATATTGATGCCAAGCACTGCCAGTATCTGCCGCGCTTCAAACTCTTGCATGGCCATCAGTGCGGTGATCGTGTCTTCCTCGTCCAGCAAGAAAGATCTAAGTGCTGCTGATGCCTCTTGCAGTTCCTTGCTCTGCTCTGCCTTGTTTTTGTAGGTGACTTGCAGTTTCGCCAGTTCTTTTTGCAGGCTTGCTAATTCTTCAAGATCGCCGTCGTAGTTCACAAGCTTGCGTGCCAGGCGCTGCGATTGCGTGTCTTTGGCAAGTGCCTGTCTGATCTGCTCCAGCTCTACGATTTTGGTCGGCTTGCGAAGTAAGCTGGCCTCAAAGATTGCACGCTCACGCGCCCATCCCTTCCTGCTGCCCCTGGAAGGTGAGCCACTACCGCCGCCGCCCGATACCGGGGGGGCTTGGGACTGGAGAAGCGTTAAAAACACGTTACATCAGGGTTTGCAGGGCATCAATGGTGGCCTGGGTCTCGCTGATCTCTCCTTCAAGTCTCAGCACCGCCTCAAGGTCTCCAGACGCCATAGCGGTTGATTTAGCGTTGTTCAGATAGGCCAGTTTATTGGCCATCAGGGTGACCAGTTCTTGCACTTTCATACCAACACCACCATTTCTTGAGCAACTGTGGACAAGTGCGATTGCAGCAGAATTACATCGTAAGTGTCCGTGCCGTCATTTGCGCAGTACGCGGCCATCCGTTGACCAAGTGCCGCCGTGCCTGACTGCAAAAAGTCGGTCGGAGTAAATGGACTCAACACCCGGTTTTGTACGTCGAATCGGTACATTTGATTGATTGCGGAGGCCGCGTAAATGTTCAAATAGAACATCCTTCCTTCGTTCTCAAACGGCGCTGAACACCCGCAAGTGCCTACCGTCAGGGCTACTGAGCCGTCATAGGTGATCGTGCTTGTCCACGTACCCGTAATGCTGCCTGCAATGTCCAGTACATCCAATGTCACTGCGCTGCCTCGGAAGAAATAGCAGAACGATTGCCGTGCGTTTTTGCCAGCATCGGGGCGAATACCAAACGATGGCGCCCACATACCGCCTGAAGCGTTAGCAGCCGGGGCCACGCCAAAGTAGGTGGTTGACCACGCACCGGCCACAATGTTGTTCGTGCCGTTGTTAACCGTGGCATCGCCATAGTTGTAGGTGTAGACCGTTGTAGTGCCGCTTGAACGCAACAGCAGCAGGTTGGGCAGTTCGATGACAAACTTGGCACTTGAAGATGGCTGGGTTGTCCATGCCGTGCCTGTCGTGTAAACAGGGCTGGGGCCAACTGTGTGGCTGGCAATGATTCGGCGCTGACCAACAGCCGCAGGCGTCACCGTGTCTTGCACAATCCTGATCTGGAAGTTTCGATACTCGTTGACTGCCACTACGGAATCACCATTGGTAGCTTGGCCGGTCAGTGTGCTTGCGCCTGATGCTGTTGCCGTCAGTGCGGTTCTAGCTTCAATCCCGGTATCGTAGACAAATGCACCTTTTATCATCCCATCGCCTGGAGTGCAGTCATAAGGTACATATTGCTCGTCCAGCACCATGATGCTGCTATCGGTGGCAATCGTTGCTGGCAGGTTGGTGGTTGTTAGGCCGCTGGACAGCGTGTTGGTTGCAACCTCAAGAGACCGCCAGATGTTGCTGGCTGTAGTTCCTGCGCCCAGCATAAACAGTTTGCCAGCAATGATTTCGTATCTTGCGCCAGTAGCCGGGGTGAAGGTGAAAGCCGAAAGCACTTGGATTGTTGGCGTAGTGCTGGCGCTGTTGCCGGTGATGTAGCGTTCTTCAGTCTTTCCAGCGGTCGTATCAGTAATCCGCAGCTTGAACCCGTACTCACCCGAGCCGCCCCTGTTTGCCAGCATATTGAGGCCAACCGCTGTTGGCAAGGCTGTAGACAGAGTAACAGAGCTTGTCGTCGCACCAGCAGCAATAGTGCCAACCAGTCCAAGAGACGGTGCAAAAGCCATTGCCGAACCAGCGCCAAAGGTGCCAGCCAATGCCGGGCTCTGAATAAAGTTCCACGCTTTTGTAACAATGTTGTACCGGTTCAGCACCGTGGCACTGACCAAGTTGTAGACAAACGGATTGCGTGATACCCCCGAACGCAAATCAGATACTACCGACGTAGCCGCAGCGCTGGCGTTAGGTGCCGGGGCTACTTGCGCCCACATCAGCCTGTCAATGACTTTCTTGAACGTATTTGCCATTATGTAATCCTTGCTCTAACTGCCGCTTGCCATGCAGCCATGTTGCCGCCGTTGACCAATATCTGCGCCTGAATGCCGCCCATTAGCGTCTGGTTAGCTACGTTGCTGACCGTGCCAACCGTAGTGACCGTAGTGACCGTGCCCGACTCAACAACCATTGTTCCCCGCTGACGCTGTAACGACTTGTCGTAGCCCATTGGACTATTCAAATAGTTTAGCATCCGAGTCAACAGCAGAATCATGCTTTGCTGCGTTTCGGCACTGGTAGCGTCCAGAACCGGGAGTGGGGTGGCCCTTAGTTGAGTATTTGTTAACCCAGCGTTTTGAATAGTGCCGGTCGGGGTGTAAACCGCATTGGTGTTCAGGTTGAAGTAGGTGACCGCTGTACCATCGTCGCGACCTACAAACAACGCCCCTGTCCCGTCCGTAAGCAGTACGTCGGCCAACAAACTTCCGCCACCACCACCACCACCTGTTGTGGGCAATGGATTTAGGTCGGTAATGGGTGCGCCATCTGCGCTATTTAGCTTTACCGACTCAGCAATTGCGCCACTGATTTGCATAATTTACGCCAAAAAGCGAAGTTTATAGAGGGTGGTCAGGTACAGTTCAACGATATTATCTATCAGTTGCTGCAACGTAGAGTCAGACTTGTCGCACACATCGTATCGACCCTTTTCGATCTCTGCAAGTTGGTCTTGCAGAAACTCAATGATGTTGGTCGTCTTCTTGGCGGCAGGTATTGCAATCGGGCCAATTAGGCCATTTCGGCCCTGGTAGGCTTCCGCAAACGCATCCGCCACATCAATTACGCTGTCGTAGAACGTGTTCAACGCCATGTGCTTGGAGTAGCTGCGGGTGTTCAAATGCACCGAATGAGCCACGTTACGGCCTAAAAACAGTATGCCCATCAGTTGCGCGGCGGTCATTGCATGGCTCCTTCAACGTCCATTTGCTGCTCTGGCATATCCGGCATTTGACCACCTTGCGATTCCATTGCCGCAGCAACCACACCCATAGCAATGTCTTGAATCTGCTGCTCAGTCATACCGGCCTGCACCGCACTGATGCGCTTGGTTTCAGCATCGTATGCCTTGACCTCGGCCTCAAATTCTTTGACTTTCAGCGTCTGCGCTTCCATCGACTGCTGGACGTTTTGCAGCATTTCTTGCATCTGCTGCATTTCCTGACCC